GTTGCTGAGAAATTAAAATACAGGTGCGGCGGTCCTGCTTATTTAGCTGAACTTACTAATCGTGTCGCAAGTGCTGCAAATTTAGAATACCACGCCCGAATATTGATACAAAAGCATGTACAGCGCGAACTAATAAAAGTAGGCATAAATATGATAAATACGATTATCGCTGATACCGACGATGTTTTTGAAACAGTTCGGGAACTAATGCAGAATATTAAAAAATTTAATGTAGGTAAGCAAATAATAAGACAATGAAAGATAAACCAATTGACTGGGAACAAAAACCTAAACAAAACACAAAGAAACCTAAAGCCGAACGCCCTGCAGCATCAGCGCCCGAAACTGATAAAAAAGGTTTTATAGGTGGATATTTTCGCCCCTTAGGTTGGGGAACTGAAGATGGGCAAATGCTTTATTATTTTTACATTCGTTCTACAATGTCGATAGTAAAGTACAAAGCCGCTGCAATAAACAAGGCTAATTTATTGAGCATTGCGCCTTTAGAATTTTGGCTACTATCTTTTCCGAACCGCGACAATAGTAATTACGATGTAACCACGGCGGCTGATTATCTTATAAACTTTTGTAACCATGTAGGTTTCTATAATACTGAAAACATACGCGGTCGCGGTGCATGGCAAGAAAAAAACGGCGTTGTATTTCATGCAGGGCAACAGCTGATTCAAGATAAAAAGCGCTACAATTTAGGCGGCTTAGATACCAAATACAGCTACGTTTATAACAAAGCTATTGATATGCCTATTGAAGCCGCGCTATTAGCTACTGAATCTTGCATGATACCAAAAATGTTAAATAAGCTAAATTGGCAAACTAAAGCGGATGCAATACTATTATCGGGTTGGTTAGCATTGGCACCGATTAGCGGAATCTTAAAATGGAGGCCTCACATTTGGGTAACAGGCCCACGCGGTAACGGTAAATCATGGGTTTTAGAAAATATTATAAATGAAGTTATCGGTAATATTGCAGTAAGTGTACAGGGCACGGCGGCAACTGAACCAGCTGTTAGGCAAAAATTAAATAGTGATGCACTACCTGTAACAATAGATGAAGGCGAAGGTAACGATGAACGGTCGGCACAAAGGATGCAAGAAATAATAGGATTAGCACGCGCGGGAAGTAGCGAAAAAAGCCCTGCAATAGCTAAAGGCGGCAAAGATGGCAAAGCAATAGATTATTTTGTTAGAAGTTGTTTTTTATTCGTATCAATAAACCCGCAACTTGTTAACGATTCTGATAAGCGCCGTTTTTGTGTTTTAGAACTAAAGAAACTTCCTGACCCAAAACAATTTAACGAACTTGAAAAATTAAAAAGTAAAGTTATTACAGATGATTTCGGGCCACGTTTTCAGGCGCGGATGCTAAATTTGGCCGATAACATACAAAAAAGCATTAAGCTATTTACACACGCCGTATCGCTTATAACTGAAGATAGGGCAGTAGGTGACCAGTTCGGGGCCTTGATGGGCGGTTGGTGGCATACGCTACACGATGACCCGGTAACAGCCGAAATAGCATTAGAAGAAGCGGCCGCTATTTTAGACATGCGCAAATATGAAGAAGACAAAGAAGATTTGACCGATGAACAAAGATGCCTACAACAGATACTATCGCAAGAAATACGCATTGAAGCCGAAAATTATGTAGGAACAAAAACCGTTGGCGAACTTGTAGAATGCGCTCACAACTATCAGCCATCAGTAAGACCATCACAGGCTGAAGCAAACGAACGGTTAATGCGTTTAGGTATTCGCGTTATTGGTGATGACCTATTGATTCTAAATAATTCTGTTTTTGTAAAAAAAGTTTTAAATAATACGCCGTGGCAAATATCGTGGAATACCATTCTTTTAAGGCTGAAAGGCGCATCACGGCGAAGTAATACGCGTTTTGCCGCTGGTATGTCGGGCCGCTGCGTTTCAATAAATTTAAAAAGTTTATAAAAATTTTTATAAAAATAGTTTGAAATATAAAAAAGAGTTGTAATTTTACATTCAGATACAACGAACGAATTATTAAAAACTTCAAAAAATTAAGATTATGAAAGCATTAGTTAAAGTAAATCAGAAATCAGTTGGTATGTTTTATAATATGACTAACGAAGAAACAAGAATAGAAATGCACCAAAGAATTTTAGATGTTATTACACATCGTTACGGTGCAGTTAACTTAGAAATTATTTGGGAATATTAACCACCGCCACGGGGAGCAGTATCCGACCAACTGCAATATTTTAAACTTCAAAACTTCAACAACAATGAAAAAAGTAATCACATTTACATCAGCGTTCAACGTAGGCGATATAGTGACCTATGATGACAAAATTACAAAACCGTTCACATCTACAATTATTGATATCAAGTTTACCGATTCTTATCAGTACATGTATAAACTTGAATCTGTAAACGGCATTTGGTACACCGAAAGATATTTAAGCAATGACACCAAAGGATAAGGCAGCGGAACTTATACGCCGTTACAGCTTTGGGCGATGGGAAGTAATGACCAAAGTAGAAAAGTTACAAACTATAAATTACTGTTTAATGGTTGCCGATGAATTAGGTGATTGCGTTGTATCAGATTTATTAGTACACGATTTGACCGATGAAAAAAGCACTGAGGTAGTGCAGTATTATTTTGACGTATTAAACGAAATTATAAACTTCAAAAACCTTATTTTATGAAAACGACAGCAGAATTAGACTACAACGGCTACACAATTACAATAGTAGGTGAATACAACGCACCAGAGCGCGGCAGCCGTGACCGTTGGGGCGCACCATTAGAACCCGATTGCGATGCCTATTTTGATATTATCAGTACTCACATAGGCGATGTAGAATTTGCAGCCAACGAAGAGTTAGCATGGTTCTTAGAAACTTCTGATTTATACATTGAAGAACTTATGCAAGAAGCGTTACAGGAAGCATACGAAGCCGAATTAGAAGCCTATCACGAAGCGCAAGCCGAAGTACATTATGAAAATTTAAGATGTCAGTATTATGATTAAATATATTATTTTGGCAGCGGTTTTGTTATGCGTTCTAAACCGCTGCATTGAAATCGAAGAAGAACCAGTACCGACATTTAACGGAGCTGATACGCTAAAAATAATGATAGTAAATGATAGCATCACGGAAATAAAACCGTTTAGAAAAAATTAGCCCTCTGCTTAGCGCTAAGTATGGACCGAAGATAATACATAGGTATTCCAAATCGTATGTTGGCACTGTTAGCGTTCAGGGGATAATTTAAAAACGCATTTTAAACCTATGAAATACACAATCCTTTTTTTTGCAGCGGTCATTATTGAAATAGCCAGTACGTTTTACATTAGTGCCGTTTCGGATAGGCAGTTAGTGCCAATGGTTTTTTGGGCATTTGTAGGGCCTTTTTTAGGCTTACCTTTCCTTGCCTATCAGATAGAAGCAAAGAACAACACACAGCGGTTTTATTTGGCTTTATGCTATGGTTTAGGCTATGCAACGGGCGCAGCATTAGTAAACATTTTATCTTAAACACACACATGAAAACAACAATCTTAATTTTGGCAGTAGTTTTATTTACTTCTGCTACATTCCCGGCACTAAAAAAACAGCCGAAACAAAATCACATTGAACGCTATATTGATAGGTTTTTAAAAACTGCAAAGCAAGAAGCTAAATTGTTTAACATACCTGTAAGCATAACATTAGCACAGGGCATTATAGAATCGAATGCAGGCCGTTCAAGTTTAGCGCGTAAGCATAACAATCATTTCGGCGTAAAGTATCGCGGTATGGGCAAATATGCGATTTACAAAGACGATACACCACGCGATAAATTTCAAGTGTATAAATCTGCCTGGTGGTCATATCGCGACCATTCGAAGCTACTAACCTCACGGCATTATAGACACCTTACAAAACTAAGCAGATTGGATTATAAAGCATGGTCGCACGGTCTTAAAAAATGTGGTTATGCAACCGAAAAAAAATATGCTCAAATACTTATTAGTGTCATTGAAAAATATGACCTTTGGGTTTATGATTTACCGATTTTTTCACGATAAGATAGAAGGCGATGAATGGCTAATAATTCAGCACTTACCGATGGGTAATTATAAAGCTATCTGCACGCGTGAAAATCAATACTATAAATTAGGCGCTATTAGAAGTTTTTATTTTGATGATAGCGAAATGTAGAGCAAAGACAGATATAAACTAAGGCCAAATAATCATTCTTTAACAAATTCAAAAAAATACAATGGTAAACCGCGTAACGCTAATCGGTAGGATTGGCAAAGAACCTGAGCAAAAAACATTTGGCGAAAAAACGCTAACTAAGTTTAGTTTTGCAACGTCTGAAAGTAGCAAAGACAAAAACGGCGAATGGCAAGAAAAAACACAATGGCATCAAGTTAGCTATTGGAATAATACAAAACTTGAAAAAGGCGATATGCTTTTTATTGAAGGTAAAATAGAATACCGTGAGCATGAAGGCAAATATTATACTGATATTATCGCTTCGTATTGCAGAAAAATAAACGGCGGGCCAAAAGCGCAAGCGGTCGAAGTTGAAGTTATTTCACAAAGCAATGATGATAATTTGCCGTTTTAACTTGCAAAAATAAAATAATTATCTTATTTTTTCTGTGTCAGTTCTCATTGGTCTTTTGGTTTGGACCGCCTGTTTTGAAGTTCAGGCGGTTTTTTTTAAAAATAAGATATGTATTTAACATTTGAACAAGCGATGCAGCTAATAAAGCCCCAAGGCGCTAAAAATTCAAACTATCATTTAGTTCGGATTAGGCAACTTATAAACGCTGGTTTTTTAGTCGAAGCAACGCCCGATGAAATATTTGTTAAACACTTTGACGATTTTATAAGTTTAGGCAATATTAAAACAGAATGCTTAGTAACTGCTGAATCTGTTTATAAATACATTCAAGATAGAAACGCGGTTAAAGAACAGTTAGGCAAAATACCAAAACAAAACCGACATGTTAAAGCGGTATTTGCCAATGATACATTTATTAACTTTATGTCGGTAGATTCAGCATGTTTATATTTTGGCATTTCTCGCGTTAGAATTATGAATAGCATCGAAAAGAAAAAATATATTAGAGTTCCTGATTTTGATGATTTAATAAAATTTATATAGTCAGGTGGCGGAATTGGTAAACGCTAAAACCTGTGCAGTTCTCTATAATGAATGAAAAACTTACTCTAAGCATAAAGGCGAGAGAGATTTATATAATGAAGCACTTAATAATATTACAGGTTCGAATCCTGTCCTGACTACGAAAATTAAAATTTATATAACACATGTTCAACGAATTAGCAAAAGAAATACACGAAGGTAACGCCGCGCGCGGTTTTTGGGAAGATGAACGCAAATTAACCGAAGTAGTTATGCTTACCGTTTGCGAATTAGCCGAAGCGATAGAAGCTGACCGCGATGGCAAATGGGCGGCACAAATAAACTATGATAATTACATGAATAATCAGCACCCGGCGGTATTTCGTGAAAATATCAAAGACACGGTACAGGATGAAATAGCCGATGCAATTATTAGGCTGTTAGATTTTAGCCATAAGTTTAATATTGATTTAGATTTTCACATAAACGCTAAATTACAACACAATGCTTCAAGACCATACAAACACGGAAAAACCTATTGATTCAATAGTAGAATCCGTTATAGCGAAGTTTCAACAGCGTTCTAATGTAGGTATTGAAAAGTACGGTAAAACGCTTGATAGAACCGATTTAAACTACAAAGACTGGTTAAATCACATTCAAGAAGAATTGATGGATGCAGTTTTATATTGCGAACGGTTACGCAAAGAATCCAAAACAGAATTTGAACGCGGTTACAAAGCAGCTGCCGAAGTTTATAGTAAGTTATTAGAAGCAAAAGAAAACCTATGACACGTACAGAACAGCAAAGGCTAAAAAAGATTCTTGAATACAAAAAAGGCTATTTAGATGCTATGCTTTGGATTCAAGACCAGCAGCCATACGATGATGAATTAGAATTAAGAATTAACATTTATACACACAAAATTGAAGAACTTCAAAACAAACTTAAAGGACATGACGAATGAAGAAAAAAAAGCCGCGCTAATTGAAAAAGTAGGCGAACAACGAGTTAAAGAACTGACTCAAAACATTTGGCTTTTATTAGGCGCACTTAGCACGGCAAAATATGCTATTGCTCAGTTCGAACCTAATAAGCTAAAATTCGAAATGAAAAAGCGTTTTTTAGATTTGCGCACCGCTATAAACCTATTTGTTAATAATTTTGAAAAGGCAGCAACACCAGATGAACGCGACCTATTAAATGAAAGTACCTACGACAATGTAGCGGTTATTGCTGAACTAATCGCGATGGCTATAACTTTGCCCGAATCGCAGTCGGAATGGTATTTAAACGAATGCAAAAAACTATTATTTTCAGCTTACAATAAATCACAAAATGAACTGCGTAGCGAAGGCGGTGAATAAATTGTTTCCAAATTTAGATACAAGCGAATATCATAATAGAACTTTAGGTGTTGGTATGGGTGATATTCAGCGCATGATACCTAATAATTTATCTGTATGGGCTGTTTATTGCAATCATCACAAATGCGTAAATTTTGACCTTATAAGGCAGTTACCGAAAACAAGCGATTACATACCGTTATTTTTATTTAGTTCTGTTATGTCGGACCGTTTTAGGTTACATTGCGAATTTGCGCTATGGGACCGCAACACGATTTTAGTTAATGATATTGAACACGATGCAGACGAATACTTTAAGCGAAATAAAATACTACAAGTAGCAGCACTAATTAAGTTTGAAACACACGAAATACTGATAGTAAAAAAATGAAAAACCGCTGCCCAGAAAAAGCAGCGGCCACATGGAAAACAACGAAAACAAAACATCATTTAGGCTCGGTATCATTACCGGGCTTTTTTATTAAATCTTTAGGTGTTGGTATAAAACCTTTGAAGTAACCAATTATATTAACGCCCGTTGTTTGTGATACATTTTCATAAACTGATTTTAGTTCAATACCACAAATAAATAGCGCTACATAGTAAGATAGTGTAAAGTCTAAATCAAACATCCATGTGAAAATCTGACTACCTACAATCGCTAAACAATAATCGTTCATCTTTGAAATTGTACGTCTAAAACCTTTAGAATTTATTTTTTCGCCAAGGTGTTTAGCTTTACGCAAACCTGTTATAAAATCTATTAGCAGCATAAAACTAAGGCCCATAATTAGCGGCTTTAGAATGCAAAGTTGTTGTTTAATTTCTGGTAAAACTTTAAAAAAGTAGTTTAGCGAATCATTTGCAATGCGTAGCGAATCGGCGGTAATTGTCAGGGAATCCATTAACTGATTTTAATATAACGTGATAAAATAACCGCGGCTGGTGTACCTATGAAGATATACCACCACGGAAGGGGAACAAAGATTATAAAGAACGTAAATGTAAATATTGAAACCCATGTACCGAAACAGATAGGACAAGCGCCCGCCATTGACCACGGGTTATTTTTCATGGTGTTTTCGGTGTCGTTATAAACGTGTTCGACTTGCTGCAAATATTCTTTATAAATAGTATCAGCTTCATTTGCCGTTTTATTTTGCAGTTCCTCGTTTAGTTCCTTATCACGTTGTTGTTTCCAAACGTTATATTTTGCCCACACGCGCATTTTTTCTTTTTGTTCGAAGTGTAAATAGCGTTTAGAAATAAAAGCGCCATAAGCGGAAAATATACGCCCTGTATAGTATTCGCCCTGTAACGGTGAACCTATGCAGTAATGTAAAAACACTATTGCACAGGCTGCGATGGGAATGAGAATTAGTAGTGATAGCATTACATTGGAGGGAATGGCGGTGAAGGCTTGGGTTTGTAGTCGATAAGCGGCAAATCTTTTACCCATTGAAACTCAGGATTTACGCAAAAGTCCATTTCTTCAACGCTGATTATCCATTGGTCTGAAATATCCTGTATCGGGTTAAAATAGCTATCTTCATCGTATAATTGCCCGACTAAGCTATCCTTTTGTGTTTCTGTTAATAGTCCTACTTGTGTCATACTTGTCGGCTTAAAGTTGTGTTAAATGCTTGTACGGCTGTGTAAAAATTAGCGGCTTCGGCATCTGTAAGACCGTCACCGATAGAAGCGAAGGCGCATTGAAAATCACTAAACTGACTTACACTACCTGCTAAATTTAAAGCACCTATCGAAATAGGAAAATTTATAGCTGTTACATTGTCTGCATTTGAATTTGGACTTGTAGCTACTAATAAATTATTTCTAAAAGATTTAAAAGATGAACTTGAAATCCTTGTACTTAATAAAAACGATTGACCAGTTGGTTCTGCTCCTTGATTTCTATTTGTAGTATAATTATAAGAATCCATGAAAAAAACATTACTTCCAGACCTTCCATAAATCGTAAACAAAGGTATAAAAGAACCACCTACCGATGCGCCTATTAAACCCTTATTAGGACCTCGTGTATTAGTTCTACTATAATAACTCATATGAGTATTATTATTTGTTAAAGACGTAGAAGGGCTTAAAAATGTATTAGCATAACCGTTCGTACCATTTGGTAGCGCACCATTAGAACTATGAGTCCAACCACCATTAAACACTAAGCGAAAAGCCGCATTGGTATCTAACGGATTTTTCAAATTAAACTTATGCGTTGTAGCAGTACCACCCACGAAAGGATAAATAGCTTTCATCTTTGTCCAAATACCATACCCTTTCATACTAACTACTAAGGTATTTATAGCACTTTTTTGCGTGTTATCTGTTATGCCTGCAGCCGTAATAAACGCTTGAGCATCGGCATCGAAAGCAGCAAAAACATAAGGATTTATTATCATCTTGTTCCGATTAAAGTGATTTTCAATCCTGTTGCAGTACCGTCTCCGATTTGGTCAATGTCGATAGTTATCTCAGCATCGTCAGTTAGCGCACTTGTCGTAATAGTTGCAGGCGTTGCAGCCGTTGTACTTGTTTTTTCTGTATTATCAATGGTCAGTTTAGTGCCTAAAACTGAACTACCGCTTTGATTTATGTCAACCGTAAAGATTGAACCCGAAGCCTGAGCAGTTGTAAGCGAAGCACGAACAGCCGTTAAAGTAAATTGAACTGGCAGTCTAAAAGTTACTTTATTAGTTCCTGTAGTTAGTGCTGTTGTTTCATCGCTTGCAGCTAACTGTATTTCTATTGGGAATGGTTTGTTTTCCCAAACTTGGGCTGATGATTTATACTGCAAGATATTGCCATTTGCCAACGTGCCAGAATTTATCGCTACATTGTGCAACTCATCCAACTCATATCCATTATCTATTTTAACGTAAATTTTACCATTAACAGCGTGAGCATATTCGACATAACCAATTCTAACCTCGTGAAATGGTGCGCTCGGTTTTACGTTTGTAACGCCACCAAAAACAGTAGGGCTTAAATATAGCGAATCGCCATCTGCCCAAGTTTCACCCTGAAGCGAACCTGTAGTATTGATATTTGTTAAATTACCGACAGAACAAATAAACCCTTCTGCATTGCCTGCTATGTTTTCGGCAACCATACCCAAAGTTCCCGCGCTGTTTGCATCATTATCGGCTTTAGCAAGTTTTACCGAAAGTCTTTGACCAGTTGCGCCTGCTACTATTACAACTTCATAGCCTGCCTTAGTCAAATTTACTAATGGCGTTGTTTTGTTTACAACACGCGCATGAATATGCTGACCTAAATTTGAAATAGTATTACCACCTTTAAGACCTAAATTTAAAGTTCCTAAAGTATCATTCCATGCCAATTGACCAGCGCCAACCGTTGAAGTTGTAGCCGTGTCAAAATCAAGCAAGTTTAAATCAGTAATATCTAAACTACCTGCAGAATCGCCCGCTGTTAAAACTTGTGTTAGTGTAGGTGTTGGACCGCCGCCGCTAACTACAAAAAAAAAATCAGTACTTAACAATTGTGCTAAGTCGGCGCAAGTACCTGAAAACGGAATAGCCGCTGCTGGTACTACTTCTGTATTTGCAACTTGTGCCGGGTCGATGTATTCAACGCTGCCGTTATCTTGAACAACTTTAACGCTACCGTTTACGTTGCATTCTATTTCAACTATATCGGGGCTAAGGCTGTTAATAAAATCGCCCGAAGTCGAATCATAAATAGCTACATTGCCATTCGCGAGTTTTACAATATCTATCATTGGTTTATTATTATTTTAGTAATAAATTCAATACAATCATATTCAATGCCGTTAACTTCAAGTGTAACAATTTCGCCGTTAGGGTCAATTATTTGTCCTGAGTAGGTGTAACTTTCATTTAGGTTTGTAAGTGTAAATATTACCGTTTCACCATCTTCTACATCAACACTATAATAAATAGTTACCGAACCAAAAGTTAATTCTAAAACCCAAGTACCCGCAGTTAGTGCATCTACAACAATGCCCGTATTATAAACGGCATTGCAAGCATTAAGACAGCCCAAATTTAATGATTTTTCGCAACAATTACAGCATGGCATATCAATAAAATTTTAAATTATTAAAAAAAAGGGGGTATTGATTCCAACCCCCTAACTAATTGCCTAAGGTAGCGAAACTTGGCGGCATAGTGAATCTTAACATATCGCAAACGGCTTACATTTTTCTGTAAGGCTAAAATCATATCTTAACTCAAAATCTAAGCTAACTATTTGCATAAGGCTTAACAGCGTTTTCGGGTCTTTGCCTGTTTCGGCAGCGTAAACGGTCCATGGTAGAACTTCATTACTAACTGGGAACAAACGCGGGTTAACTATTGCATATTGCCATTGAACGCCTTTAAAGTTAGCACCGTAAAGCGCAAATTTAACGCTATCTAAAAGCATACGCGGGTCAGCGCATTGATGCCAAAAAACTAATTTAAGTGGAACACGCACATCAAGTTCGATACCACAACTTCCCCGCTTAGTATTCGCGGCTTTTCTTGTTTCCGAAACAATACCATTAGTACGGATATAATAGCCCGTTCGCGCGGTGTCTGTGATGCCAACATAGTTTCTTGTTCCGTTTTGTGTAACATTCATAGTAACAACTTGTCCTGTAGTATCTTTTACAGCTATGCCATTGCCGTGAACATTTACATTTACGGCTGCCATTGCAGTATCAATCTGTTTGATTAGTTCGGTTATTATATCTTGTGTTACGTACATTATAGTAAATCTATTTCTTCTAAAATTGCTAATAGTTCATTTCGCCCCGCTGTTTCGCCTAATTCGCGTTCGGTATCTGATACGGTTGAAATGTCTTTGCTAAATCTATCTTCATTAAACTCCATTATATTTGCCATTTCATCATTAGTATAAGTAATGGCGCTATTTAAACCGCTTTCAGTTACTTTGATACTTTGAAATAACGAACCGCTAAAATTCAAATCTACCGTGCCAGACTGCCTACCTGTTAAATCTCTTAGTTCTTTATAACCTTGTGTTAAATACTTTGTTTTGTGAGGGTTTCCATTCTTGAAAACCGTTTGGCCGTTTTTACCTTGCGGCTTTATACCACCAGCTGAAACAGTTGTAAGGCTAAGCGGGTTTATATAAAACGGATTCACGCTGTAAGTTCCTATTTGACTACCAGAACTATCTAAGCCTAAAAAAAATATCCTTTGCTTATATTCGGCTATAACTTGAAACGCGGCAGCCTGCGAAATTCTACGCGCCGTGTTGTCATCATTTACAACCTGTGATAGTATTTCTAAGCGTTCAGATATAGTCATATTTTAGCCGGGGAACATAGGGTACATTCTTAAACGTGGTTCACATCTGTAACAGAATCGGTCCGCTTCAAGTAACTGAATAATATTATCAATTTCGTTATCTAAGGCTTCAATACTTGCGTTTTCCCATTCTGTTATTTTGATATTTGCCCATTCGTTACCGTGCGTTTTAATTAAGTTTAAACGGTTGTTAGGTGATACCCATTCTTTAAGAATTTGCACGCCTGTTTGATACAGAATAGCCATACCTAAACGGTCTAAAAATTGGCAAATAATATCAGTATCTACACAATCAACACGCACACACGCGCCTAAATAGCCTTGCGGTTGTGCTGCTATGCCATTCCAACCAGTAACATCTAAAACAGTATCGCCGCATGGCTTGCAGTTTGTAGCAGCATTGCAAGTGTACAGATAAGGCGCTATATTAGTAGTGTCAATAGTTACTAATAATAGGTCTTCTTTAAAGTACTTTTTAACAAATATGTGCATTTCCGTATCTGCAAAAACAGTAACAGCCTGACTAAATAATATATTGCCTGCATAATCAGTTACGTAAATTGTTGTATTGCCGTTGTTAGTTGCTTTAAATTTAACTGAATCGATAAAAATACGGCTTTGTGGGCTATCTATCCACTTCTTAGAAATCTTGATGCCACGGTTAAATGCTACGGGCATATCAACTACATTTGAAACGCCGCAAACCGCATATTTAGAACCAATGCTATTTAGCTTAATACCACGCGCATTTAAAACAGCCTTTAAACGTTTTTCAACTACATCGGCAGCAAAATACATTTTTTCCTGTACAGTTAATGTAGCAGAAATAAGCGCCTCCGAACTAACAGCCGCAACATTATTTATTGTTAAACCTTCTAAGTTTTCTAAATAATATCCGCTGGTTGGTACCGTGCCCTCATCATAACAGCCGTTAAGACTTATTATGTAGTTTTCTAAGCAAGTAGGTGTATTAAGATTCAGCATCTAATTCAGTTTGTTTTTTACGACCGCGTTTTTTTGGCTTTTCAGTTTCGGTTATTTCTTCGGCTTCAGCGGCTTCATCGGTTTCGATGGTTTCGGCTTGTTCGGG